TGGTCTAAGGTACAGGAGACATATACTAAGAAAGGTTATACGATTGCTGATGCTATCTTGAACGCAAGGCTTACAAGGATACTGAGAGAAGGAGATTATGATTACAATACAGGTGAAGTAAAACTTTGGAACCCATAAAGAAAACCCCAAGAGGAACCACACCCTTGAGGTTTTCTTAGCGTTGCAACAAGGATAACCACTTCCTTGCTATCTACAGACTAACATATACTATAGATATAGCACTTAATTTTTTGTGAATTTACCAGTAATTACTGATGAACTTATAGAAGGTTTAGATCAAGTGTTTCCTAACAGACACCCAGACCTATCACTTTCTGATAGAGAAGTGTGGTATCGTGCAGGGCAAAGGTATGTTGTTGATTACTTAATCGAACAGCAAGCCAGACAAAAAGAAACAATGCTTAACGAAAGCGTATTGGAGAACTAACTATGTGTGTTGGAAGAAGGCCAAAGCCACCACCATTACCAGAACCAAGACCTACTCCACCAAAGCCTGAGAAGACTGCGGAAAGAGTTGTTGTGGGTACAAAAAGAAAAATTGTAACTGGCAGCAACAGAAAGTCGGCTGAAGCTGGTCAACTTAAAAATAGAAAGCCTACGAATATAAAAAGATATGGCACACAAACACTACGCATACCTTTAGCCCTTAAAAATCTCAAAATTTAATCATGTGTATCGGAAGAAGAGGACCAAGGCCAGCACCACCCCCTGCACCAAAGCCAAAACCACCATTTAAACCTGCACCTAAACCTGCACCTAAACCTGCACCTAAACCTGCACCAAAGCCACCTGCTCCCAAACCTACCCCGACTCCAACTCCAAAGCCAACTCCTAAACCACCTGCACCAACTCCGCAACCAAAGACACCTACACCTACACCGACCCCCACACCTACTCCAACACCAAAACCAGAAACACCTACTCCTAAAAAGAAAAGACGTTTTGTTAAGCGTGGTGGATTCTTAGGTAGTCCAAGTAGATCATCATTGCGTATTGGTGGTGGTGGATCAGGTAACTTACGCTATTAACTATGTGTTTTTTTGGCGGATCACAACCAGCAGCACCACCCAAACCTGAGTTTGATGATGCACCTCCTGTTGTTACAGGTAAACAAACTGGTGTTGATAATCCTATCGACACCAAGAAAGTTACTGAACAACTAAGGCAAGATCGAATGAAAGAAGAAGGGTTCTCTAACCCTGCTGAGTCATTAAAGATTGCTGGTGTTACAAAAAGTAGTGGTCTTGGAGCAGTTGAACGAAATAAGCGTAGTGCTAGGCTTAGATCAGGAGTTACAAGAGGACCAAATGCAGGTACAAAAGCTCAGAAAGCAGCAGCAGCAAGAAAAGCTATGAAATCAAAAAGATAAATGGAATACTCAACACAAGGACAAACAGCAGCAGGTAGGTACGAATCGTTAGTAGGGTTGCGTTCTACTTATGATAGAGAAGCTAAAGAGTCTTCTAAAATAACTATTCCTAGTCTTATACCTGAGTCGACTACTGGTACAAGAGCAAAGATCAAGACACCATTTCAAGCAGTTGGAGCTAGAGGAGTTAACAGTTTATCAAATAAATTTTTGATGACCTTGTTACCTCCTGACCAAGCTTTCTTTAAATTAACTATTGATAGTCTTGAATTAATAAAAGAAGGACAAGAAGGTTTACAGAGTGAGATAGATAAAGGTCTTCGTACTATAGAAAATGCTTTGCAGAATGATATTGAAATATCTAATGATAGGGTTGCTTTGTTTGAAGCACTCAAACATTTAGTAGTATCAGGCAATGTATTATTATATCTAACTGATAAAGGATTAAAAGTTTATCCACTATCAAAGTTTGTTTGTAGAAGAGATGAAGTTGGTAATGTTCTAGAAATACTTACAAAAGAAACTATACACCCACAAGCTTTACCTGCTGATTTCTTAGAACAGATCAAGAAGAAAGATAATTATGACGCACAAGAAATGCAGAACGACCTCGATATATACACGCACATCAAAAGAATTAATGATGAGTTTATTTGGTATCAAGAATGTAAAGGTGAGAAGATACCTAATACTGATGGAAGATCACAGGCAGATGTATCTCCTTGGATACTACTAAGATTTATTCGTATAGATGGTGAAGATTATGGTCGAGGTTATGTAGAAGAATATAGAGGAGACTTAATAACATTAGAAGCTTTGATGCAAGCAATCATAGAAGGTGCTGCTGCCAGTGCGAAAGTATTATTTCTTGTCAATCCTAATGGAGTTACAAGGGCAGCTACTTTAGCTAAAGCACCTAATGGAGCTATAAGAGAAGGTACAGCAGCAGATATAAGTGTTATGCAAGTAGGTAAAAGCGGAGACTTTAGTGTTGCTCAAGTAGTCATTGGTACTATCACACAAAGATTAGAGACTGCTTTTCTTATGGCTAAGTCTGTTCAAAGAGATGCAGAAAGAGTGACAGCAGCAGAAGTAAATCTTATGGCACAAGAATTAGAGAATAGTCTTGGTGGTATCTATAGTATCTTGACCCAAGAGTTTCAACTGCCATATCTTAAAAGACGTATGCACATGTTGGTCAGGTCTGGCAGAGTACCTAAGCTACCAGAAAAGCTAGTCAAGCCAAAGATAGTGACAGGATTACAAGGTCTTGGTAGAGGTAATGATAGAAACAAACTGATTGAGTTTATTGGTACTGTTGCCAATGCTTTAGGACCAGATGTGATGAGACAGTACGTCAATGTAGATGAAGCCATTAAACGTCTTGCTACCAGTATCGGTATAGATACTGCTAACCTAGTAAAGACAGCAGAAGAAATACAGGCAGAACAAGAAGCTCTACAGCAGCAGCAACTTATTCAAAGTCTTGGACCTGCTGCTTTAGGATCGCCATTACTTGATCCTAAGAACAACGCACAGGCACAACAACTAACGGAGGAATCCAATGCCAACCAAGAAGAACAGTAGAAAAAGAGATGATGACGGAAAGTTTGTCTCTGAAAAAGCAGTCGTAAGTCGTGTAGGCGAGTACGAAGAAAACCCTGTACCTGAGAAGTCTGGTGATGTCACTACTAGACATGGCAGTACAATTCACTATAGTTAAAAGAAAAAACCACTATGACATCATCACAAGCACAAGTATCTGAAACACCACCAATGTCAGCACAGGACTTGGAAGGTCTTAAAGATGAAAATGGTTTGTATGCTGGTAAGTTTAAATCTGTAGAAGATTTAGCTAATAGCTACAAAGAACTTGAAGGTAAGCTAGGAAGCATAGAACAAACACAAGAAACAGAAGAAGTAGAAACTTCTGAAGAAACAGAGCAACAAGAGTTTGATGCTCAAGATTATTATGGAGAAGGTCTTGCTTCTGTATTAGAAGAAGTTGGTATAGACCCACAAGAAATATCACAAAGATTTGTTGATAACGACTCTATCTCTGATGATGACTACAGCAGATTAGAAGACGCAGGTTTTTCTAAGCAAGTTGTAGATACATACCTTGATGGACTTAGAGGAGTCGGTGCTGCTGATGCTGATGAGATACCAGCAGATATTATTAAAGGTATTAAAGATTCTGTAGGTGGAGATGAAACCTATGGGCAAATGCAAAGTTGGGCAGAACAAAATTTATCAAATGAAGAAGGTGTAGCCTTTAACAATTTGATGGACACAGGAGATGCAGCTACAATTCAATTAGCAGTCGAAGGACTTTATTCTAGGTATTCAAAATCTATGGGAGTTGAACCAAATCTATACACAGGTAGACCTGCTGCTAGTGGACCTACACCATACAGATCAACAGCAGAAGTAGTAGCTGCTATGTCTGATAAGAGATATGGTAAAGATGTTACTTACACCGAAGACGTACAAAGACGTTTAGGTGGTAGTGATGTATTTGGGTAATTAATTATGAAAAAAGGTCTTTACTACAACATCAACCAAAGAAAGAAAAAAGGTATTAGTCGTTCAAAAAAAGACAGCACTATCAGCCCAAAAGCATACAAGAATATGCAAGCTGGATTTCCTAAAAAGAAAAACAAAGGCAGAGATAGTTTAAAGATTAAATAATAATGCTATATTTTAAATAGCTTACATCTTTTATGTCTAAGGGAGTATCTCTTACAAAGAAGGATAAAGACCCTACAGGGGGTCTTACTGCTTCTGGTCGTAGGAAATATAACCGAGCAACAGGTGGAAACTTGCAAGCTCCTGTTACTAAAAAGACAGGTCTTTCTCCTAGACAAA